TAGAATCGCACCAGTTTGTCAACTGGCAATGAAGTTTGCAGGCAGCATCCATAGTTCGGATTTATTGGGAATTATTGAAAGATAAGGGAGATATATAATGGGTTTAACAACACTCACAGGCGAGGACGTATTCATCATTAATGACAAACCATTGATGCTTGATACGGCTAACGGCGACATTGTAATAATAGAATACCCGAATGAGCTTGTAACTCTTACCACAGGCAAAAACAACAATACTATTTATGCTAAAAATGAAGCAGGCTCACAAGTAGATATTACTTGCAGAGTTATGAGAGGGTCATCATCCGATAAGAACTTAAACGGTCTTTTGTCAGGACAGGAACGTGATTTTGTCGGATTTAAGCTTATGAATGGTGCTTTTGTTAAAAGATTGGGCGATGGAGCAGGAAAAGTAACTTATGATACTTATTCCTTAACAGGTATGGCGTTTACCAAAAAACCAGGTGCTAAAGCTAATACAGACGGAGACACCGAACAAGCGGTAGTTACTTACACGATGAAAGCAGCATTGGCAACTAGAGGTATATTATAATGACAAAAGAATTTAAAGGGCAAAACGGGAAAAGAATAGTTATTAATACAGCTAGTTTCAAAGAAGCTACGGCACTAAAAAAGGCGATTGAAAAAGAGCTTTTAAAAACAAATGTTTCATTAGATGTTAAAAGTTTACAAGAAATCAACGAAAAATATTCGATGATAGAATTTTTAAATCTTGCTAAAAACTTTATTTTTTCCTGCGAAACCTCGGACGAGTTTGAAAGAGTATTATTTGAATGTTTGAAACATTGTACTTATGACAATATTCAGATAAAAGAACAATTATTTGATGATGTTCCCGAAGCAAGAGAAGATTACTATATGATAGTTTTTGAATGTATTAAGGAAAATGTCCTCCCTTTTTTCAAGAGCCTCCTTTCAAAGTTCTCAATCCTAAAAGCTATCAGAGAATAAGCCCAAGAATAAAGGCTGAGGATGATTATTTTATAAAGGCATTGGCTTTAGTGAAAGCAGGCTATTATGGCGGTAATCTTGAAACATTATACAATGCCCCCGTTAACCACGTTATTAATTTATTCAGTTATGAATCGTTCATGAACCAATATCAAGAAACTGAAATGATACTAAATGAAAAAAAGGACTAATATTTATGGCAGGCGGATTACTAGACTCTTTATTTGTAGCGATAGGCTTTCAGGTTGACGATAAAGAATTAAAAAAACTTGATAAGTCCATATCTGATAAAATTAAGAATATCGGCAAAGTCTTTTCTTCTCTTGGTGAATCACTTAATAATAAAGGTTTAAAGGATTTCGGGGGCAAGTTCGATGAGGTAGCAGATGCAGCAGGGGCAGTAATTACCCCTATTCTTGGAGTTGTTCAAGGTGTGATTAAAGTCGGTGCGGTGGTTGCAGCAACCACCTTTGCAATTGACAGAATGACAGTTTCACTACTTAAAAACAATCAAGCTTTTATTAATTTTCAACGTCAAACAGGTTTATCTATGGGCAAATCTGCTGATATTATGCAAGCTGGCATGTTATCTGATATAAATATGAAACCTGAAACAATTATGCAGTCAATGCAAGCCGTACAGTCTAATCTTTCTCAGATACCATTAGGGAAAGGGAATATCGAACCTTTTCAACTATTAGGTATTAGTCCACTTGGAAAAGATGCTAATCAAATTTTTGACGATTTGAGAGAAGCAATAAAAGGCTTGGATGATATGACGGCAACTAATATCATCCAAGAGATGGGCTTTAGTCCTGAAATGATAACTGTATTAAGAATGACAAACGAGGAACTGGCACAGACTCAACAATTAATGTTATCACCTCAACAAAGAACCGCATTACAAGGTTATTCAACAGAATTACGCAAAATACACATGGGGTTTGAATTATTAAAAGATAAAGCTTTAATCGCTATATTGCCGTATCTGATAGAATTTGAGCGGTCATGGTTAAATATTAGTAAAGCTTTTAAACCTATTACCAAAGAACTAGGTAAATTTATATTACTTTTAGCAATACCTTTAGGGAAAATATTATATGTTTTAACTATGGCTTTTGCAGGATTAGCCGATGTATTTTTATTAGTTTTAAAACCTTTAAATTGGATTTTAGAGGGTATAGGCAAATTTATAACTGACCACCCTAAAATTATTTCAGCTTTATCCGGAATAGGGGGGGCTTTAATGTTATGGCTGAACCCAGCATTAGCAGGTGTTTTAGCTTTAGTTTTACTATTAGAAGATTTAGCGGTTTGGGCTATGGGTGGAAAGTCTTTTCTCGGAACTACCATGGAAATAGCAGGGGAGAAACTCAAAGAGCTTGGCAATTGGCTTGCAAATGGATTTAAAGGAATCGGCGGAGATTTAAGCGAAGCACTCAGCAATTTTGGTAAGTTTTTTGAAAGCTTAAAAAATACATGGAATGGACTAGATGACGGATTAAAACACTGGTTAAGCGGTGGAAATATTGGGCAACCAACAATGCCAATGGGAGGCGGAATAACTGGAGTCCCTCAAAATACATTAAAAACAGCATCAGCTATGGCAGGCGGTGGCTTGAGTAGTGCTAATTTAAGCAATCAACAAACTGTTAACCAAAATAATTACATGAGCTTTGGAAGTGCTGACGCTCAGCCAGTAGCCAAAAAAATAACTGATTTAGCTTTTACTTTTTCTCAAGCAAGTATGGCGGTATAATATGGCAATTTTAGAGGCAAAAATAACAAACAAAAACAATGAAATATTTGATATTCATATGATTTTTAGTATTATTGAGAGCAATCAAATAGAGGCTAGTGCTTCTATTACAGACCATTATGTTGAAGATAACACAGCAAGACAAGATCACATGAGCCTTGCACCTTTAAAATATACATTAAGTGGTCTTGTAGCTGAAAAAGTATATCAACGAAAATATGAAGTAATTACAAAAATCATTGAAAGTTCTGAAAAAATCGGGGATATTGCAAATGTTTATGTTCCCGATGCAGCGAAAAGAACGCTTCAACAAGATTTATCGTCGGGATTTGCTTTGCTAGTTCCTCAAGTTAGTAACTATGCAGCTACGGCAATAGGGGCATATAATTATGTAGAATCAAGGTATAAACAATATGCTAATTCAATCCAAACCGTAAAAGGCATATTTAATAAAAACAAAGTAAAATTAAATACACAAAATCAAAAAAATAATCCAACTTATACATTAACAAAAGCAGTTTTGCCGACAAAAGAGATTGAGCCAATAAATCAAGAGGACGCTTTTCAAACCTTGGACTCTTTACGAGTGGAAAGAGCTTTTATTAATTTAAAAAATACACCTTTTGGCGATTTTTTTGGGCAAAAGTTTTTAATTGAAAGTATTAAAATGGATCAAGGCGATACTAAAAGCATGTCAAGATTAACCGTAACTGTAAAGGAATACAGGGGAGTAAGTACAAAAACTGTTAAAATAGATGCGGAACAATACGCAGGCAGAACCGCAACCAATAAAGCGATTACAGAAAATTTAGGTAAAGCAAAAGGTAAAGAAGATGTTGAATCTACTTTATACAAAACCGCTTATGGGACATGGGGTAAATGATGAGAATAATAATAGAATTTACAGCTAATCCAAAACAAACATGTACCTTGGTTTTAGAAAATCAAGAAACCGTTACTTTTAGATTATATTTTTTACCTACTCAGCTAAGTTGGTATTTTGATTTTACTTATAATGATATTGTTAGTAATGGGAATAAAATAGTTTTAGGTATGAACATTCTACGCAGTTTTAAAAACATCATCCCTTTTGGTTTAGCTTTTCAAGCTAATGACGGTGTAGAACCTTTTGCGGTCGATGATTTTACTACTGGGCGTGTTAGTGTGTATTTGTTGAGTAAGGCTGATGTTGAGGCGATGGAGATTAATGTTTATGGAGTTTGAAATATGTTAGTATGTAAAGATTTATTAGAACAATTAATGAATATGGCAGTTAATGGTATTGAGTATCAGAATGATAAGTGGATAACTATACATCCAAAAGGTCATGAAAAAGGTCAACCGCTTTTAATTAAAGACGGCGAAACCCCTAAACAGGCTATTGATAGAAAGTTTGGGAAAGGTGATGCGGAAAAGGATAATAAAACTCATAAAATAACATTAAATTATTATGAGTCAGATCGTCCATATATTGCAAAAATAACAGGACCACATGAAAAATATAAAATAAATAGAGAATTTCAGAATCCAGATGATAAAGATTTAAGTGGTTCTAAAAAAACAGGAAATATAACTTTTAATCTTAAAGCAGGCATCTACGAAATTAAACAATCTTATGATAAAAATCGTAAAAATTATTTTATGGTAGAAAATGGTGAAAAAAAATCAATTTCTTATGAGGAAGTTTTAAAAAAAATCAACAAATAAAAAGAGCCGTTAAGCTCTTATAGTTTTTAAAAATTCGTCCATTTTTATTTTTTCTTCATTTGTCAGATAATAATTTGTTTGTTTTTTCTTTTTTATATCGTCAAGGGTTTTTCTTCCTGCATTGGGGCGTTTTCCGCCCCTTCCTACTTTTTTGGCATCCATTTTATTTCTCATTTTTATTTTTTCTACTGTGTGGGGATTCAAAGCCATCCCCTAAGCTTGTTTTTTTAGCCTTGTAAGTAGGCTTCGATTGCTCCTTTTTCGTCTTTGATTAAACTTTCAAGTATTTCTAACTGGTAAGTGAATGGGAATTCACTTATTTTTTTCCTTTTTTGTAGTCTATGTTCTATCATTTCTGATGAAACTTTGAAAAGTTCCATTGCTTGTTCACTGTAGCTTGCTGTTTGTGCTACGAAGCACTCAACATCATTAAGATGTAGCTCCAATGTTGCATCTACTGCAGTTCCGTCGCAAAGAACCACCTTTTTGTTGTGTTTCAGCACTGCTGAAACAATGAAGTCCGTGTTTTCGTTTTGTCTTTTTGCAATTTGATTAATTAAGTTTTTCATTTAAAGCCTCTTTCGTTTGATTTAATCTACCACTTAATAATAACATAGGCAGTTGAAATTTGCAATAGATTTAATCAAATATCATTCAAAGCCATTAATCAAAAGGCTATGGTTGAAGTATAACTCAGTTTACCCGTTTTACATTTATTTACAATTAAATATGTTATAATTAATATATGAGCAAATTTCAAAGGACCTACAAACTTATATATACAATTCCCCCGACAACAGTTAATAAGGATGCGGAGGTTATTGTTGTTGAGTATCCTCTTACTTGCGATTTTGATATTACTAGAAATACTTATGCTAGTGCTAATAACGCTACTTTTAGAATACACAATTTAGCACCTACAACAAGAGATAAGATTTTCCAAGACCGTTATAATATTTTTAGAAATTGTTTTGTTGATTTTTACGCTGGTTATGGCGACCAACTTAGTCTTGTTTTTACAGGAAAAGTAATGCAAGCATACAGTGAACGCCAAGGGACAGACATGATAACTGAAATACAAGCTCTCGACGCCTTTGGTATTTTTGATTATTCAACCCATACATTCCCAAAAGGCACAGGAACACATGACATTATTAAAACACTTACATCAGATATGGAAAATATTAAACTTGGAGCGGTTGGTATACCTAATGAGCGTATTGCAGGACATTTAAGTATTGATAGTGTGAGTTTTGACGCAATAAGCAAACTTACAGGGGGTTTGGTTTTTGTTGATTTAGGTAAATTAAATGTTTTAACGAATAAACAAGTTTTGCAAGATGCAGAAATATATAAAATAGACAGCAACACAGGACTTTTAGGAACTCCAAAACGCAGAGATGCACAAGTTGAAATAGATATGATTTTTGAGCCTAAAATAACCGTAGGTCAATTAGTTGAAGTTGAATCTTTCACTGCTGCAATATTTGACGGTCAATTTAAAGTTATAGGCATAAAACATTCAGGGACTATAAGTGGAGCAATCGCAGGAGAGGCAAGAACAACCCTTAATTTATTTATAGGACCTTTGATACCTAATTCTAATCAGATATTTACAGCAGTTGCCCCTAATGAACCTTTAAAACAGGTCAAAGACTTTAAAATAACACCTTTAGGAAAAGGGGAAATCGACCAATGTTTAAATGTTTATAATTATATTATGGCTAATAATGGAGCAATTCCTAATAAAATTCTAATCGGGAATATTAAATGGTCTAATGTTTTAGGCAATAATAATACTAATGCTCAAAGAATGAAGCAATTATCTTTCGGGAATGTTCAAGCAGTCTATGAAACAGCAGTAAAGGCTTATAAATTATGCAAAAAAATATACCCTTCAGCTACAATGATTGTTTCTAGTGGATGGAGAAGCAAAGAAAATAATGCTAATGTCGGGGGCGTTTCTAAGTCTTTACATTTATTAGGCTATGCAATAGATTTTAAATTAAATGGTGGCGGTATAACTTCTCAGTATGAAGCTTTACAAACGCTAAAAGGCTCTTGGAGTGGTGAAGCAATATATAATAGTAAATGGAATATTATACATTTAGGTTTCTTCCAAAACGCTTTAAACGATAAATAGGTTATAATTTAATTATGGATAATTTTAATGATATAGATTTATTACAAGTTATAAGAGCTTTTCAACAAGAAACATTCGCAAAATTAAATGTCATGCGAATAGGTATTATTGAAGAGGTTCTAGTTGATAATGAAGTGCGTTGTTCGATAACTAATAAAAAACTAATAAAAACCAATCCTGACGGCACAAGCACATGGCGAGATTACCCGCCTATATTTGCCAAAGTTTGGTATATGGGAAGCGGTTTAAATGGCATTGACTTTCCTTTAACAGTTAATACACCTTGTTTACTTTTGTTTAATGATAGAGAGTTTACTTCATACTTTGATAGCGGAAAAGTAAGCACTTTGGCTAATACTTTAATGCACGACCTTAGTTATTGTGTGTGTATTCCCTTATATCAGGCGGTATCTGATAGTAATGTAAATATTAAAAGTGCAACTAATCTTAATTTATCAGCTACTACGGCTCTTAATTTATCAGCTACTACAATTAATATTACAGCTAGTGCCGTAAATATTACGGGTACACTTACAATTAATGGACAGCCTTATTTAAGCCATGCACACAGTAACGGTAACTTAGGATCGCCAACGGGGAGTGTTATAATATAAGTATGAGAATACGAAACAATACAGAGCAAAATGACTGGACTTTCGGGCATGGCAAGAGTGATTATATTACTGGTCATGCTGGCGTTGCTTTGAACATTAAGACTAAGATTAACGAATGGAAACGTGATTGCTTTTTTAATTTACAAGCTGGTATTGATTGGCGTACTCGTTTAGGTTCAAAAAATCAGCGGGAATTATTAGACACAGACGTACAAAATATAATTATAAGTATACC